GTATGCCTTCTTCAATCTTAACAAGTGTTTCTAATTTTTCTAAACGTGTCATAATATTGTTTTTTGTTTATACGAATATAATACTTCTTAACAATATATTACACTTATTAACAAAAAAAGTTACAATTATTTTATAAACACCTATATGTTAGTAAGTTGTTTATTTAAAATATTCGGTGTGAATCTATGTATTTGCGTACAACGTCATCTTTATTTGTTCTATCACGTTCTACTTTTATCGTTAAGAACCTACCGCCAACAGGCTTTATTGGTGCGCCACGTTCAACGTGCCAACCTTTTGCGCCTTCTTGATACTCTTCTTTATACGTACCTGTAATCATTAGGTGTATAGGCTTGTGACTTACATAATAGCCTTTATATGCGTTGTGGCTTAAGGTATCTCGTAAATCATTACGTGCAGAATTTTCGTGTATGTGTCCCATTGTGTAAACATCACAACCTTCGTACTTTTCTAAAGCTCGCGTCAAGTTTAAAGCACCTTTTGTAACTATACCACCGCCACCAGAACCGTGAAAGTATTTAATTTTTGTACTAAATATTTTAGTCTTGTCCATTATTTTGACAATTAACCAACCACCATAACCACCTGTCTGCACGTTTGAATTACATTTTAAATTTAGTAGATCAACAAACCTTTGTAGTATGTCTGTTTCTTGCCACTTTATTATGCCTGTTTCGTGGTTGCCGTAACCAATAACCGTTAAAATATCGGCATAAGGCTCAAACCATTCTACCGCAGTAGTTACTATTGAATCTAAATATTTTGCATTGTTGTGTTCTGGTCTTATATCTGATTTATTACGTCTGTTGTCGCCACGTCCTTGCATCAGACAAAAAAAGTCACCGTTTATCATTACAGGTATGTTTTCTTCTTTGCAGTAATCAAGGTGTTTTTTTAGTAAGTCACGGTCACACTTTGGATTGTCCCAATGTAAATCACTTAACATAGCAATTTTAGTTTCTTTGCCTTCTATTTGCAATTCGTGGACGTTGCTGCCGTGCCTTATTATCTTCATAAATACTTGTTAACTAACTTACCACCTACATACATTAAAAAACCTAATACACAAATAACTATAAGCAACAAATAATAGTTTGGTTTTCTATTCGTTTTTGCGTCGGTTTTAGCCTTTTGTACTTCTACTCTGGTAATCATTCTTATAGTGTCACGTTTTAGCTTGTATTCTATTCGTGTTTCTAACCTTGTTTTAGGTATTTCTACGTTCTTATAAAATACTATTGTGTCTTTTTGTGTGTAGAAGTGTTCGTATACAATTGTATCGTGTTTTATTACTGGTACTGAATCAATAGTTGTAATTCTTATCGTGTCGCTTGTTTTAACGACTTCTAAGCCTTTTTTAAGTGCCTTTCTATAGTGATACTTAGCCGAACAAGAAAAAAGCGTTAAAACGCAAATTATATAGATTACTTTCATTTCTCTAATTCTTGTATCATTTCAAAGTGTATCTTGGCTATCCTGTCACGTCCTTCTTCAGACATCAATAACCTACATTCAGCTTCATTAGTCATAAAAAAGTTTTCACTTAATATTGCTGGCATAGCCGTATTCTTAAGTACATAAAAATTACTTTCTTTATCTGCGTCACCGTCGCGAGTATCTTTACGCATTTTGTGTGTAGGAAATTCTGCTTGTGCTTTATTGAATAAAACTTCTGCTATTTCATCACTTTTAGTTTCGCCTACACTTGTGTATACCTCCCAACCGTTAGCAGCTTCGTCACTAAAGCCATTAGCGTGAATAGAAATATAAATACAAGGTTTATCCGTGTTTCTGTAGATTTCGTTGGCTTGACTTGTTCTGGTGCTTAAAGGTATATCTACATTCGTATCTACTAAATTAACATAGTCTATGTTAGCTTTTTCGCACATAGCAACTAAACGCTTTACTATTGCACGATTAAATTCGCCTTCGAATAATTGTGAACCGTCGTCCCATATCGGTGAACGCTTACCAGCCGTTTGGTAAACACCGTCTATAATTCCACCGTGACCGTTATCAAATATGTACAAGTTTTTACTATCTGACTTTATCGGTTGTCGGCAGCATTTACATATCTTCATTTTTTTTGATGTTTTTAAAGTCTTGTGTAACTTCTTTAGCACGCGCAAACAAGTTTTTAAGCGCACTCCAAATGTCCTTTTGATAAATAGCACGATAATTTTCATTAATACTAACTACTTCAATAGAAACAAGTGTAAGTGCTAAAACTTTAGTAACTAACATTTCGATGCTAAAGAAAGAATATACTATTTCATTAACTAAAAAATAATCAATTAAATAGAATAGTATAACTGTAGCTTCGTAAAGTAGAATCTTTGAAATGATTGCCGAAAGTTTACGACTTGTGATCGGTTGTTTAAGTTTACGTGACTTATAAATACCTGTAACTGTGTCAAGTAATACTGCCGCTGCGATAAGAATTAGAATACCAACTATAGGTAAAAAAAACGAAAAAATGATTGCCATTAGCTTTGATAGATTGAGTTTAATTTTTGTTATTAAAAGTAAGACTTGTGTTTTCATTTTATAGTTGTTCGTTTAAGATATAAGTCATATAAATTAATAGATAAGCACCAAGCAACTTTACGTGTAATTCTGTATCTGTTACTATCATAACAAAGCCAGACGCATAACCGAATACAAAATATAATATTGCAAGTGCGTTAGTGTGCATTATTCTACAGGTTCTGGTTCACTCCATTCTGCCGTAGCCATAAGTGCCAAAGCTTCTTGGTGTGTTAATTCAGAAACAGGCACAACACTACCGTCACTTATAAATGTTGGTTCTGTATTCCACTTAATTACAAATTCAGTTCCAGCTAAATTGTATCTTAAAGTGTCTGCGCTTGTTTCTCCTATTTGGTCAAAATCTATGTTTGCCAAATCACTTGTTTGTATTATTGCGTAATGTTCAAATCCGTGCATTTTATTTTTATTTTAATTCGTGTTTATGTAGGTACATCAGTTGACCTTACTACTGTATTATCTAATACTCCGTCATTACCACCACTACCACTATCTGTTGCCGTTGTGCCTGTGCCTTCAAATCTGTACCAATGCAAAGGCGAATAAGTGCTTAAATCTACAGGTGATGAACCTATAGAACTGGCTATTGAACTTTGGTCACTATTCCATATTGCAACCTCGTCAATGTATCCTGTAAACTCCCAACCAGATGCAGTAGAAATATTACCTATTCTTGCGTTGCCCGTGCTTGTAATATTAGCACCTCCTAAAGCATTTGAATTATTCAAAGTGCCGTCAATATATAATTTTAGATTAGTGCCGTCATTTACTCCTAAAACGTGATGCCATTGGTTATCGTTAAATGTAGATGTACTCGTGACGTTTCTAAATACATTGCCAGAATCTCTATGTTGCAAATTTATTAGATTGTTTTGTACATATATTCCGTACTTATTACCGCACCCACTAAAAGCATAACCTTGAATGATTGAACTAAATTTTATCCATACGCTAATACTAAAATTTCCAGATATTTGTAAACTGCTTGGATTACTTAATTCGACGTGTGCGTCTATGCCATCATATTGCGTGCTTTGAGTATTTGTAAACGCACCACTACTACCTGTTAAGTTAGTTTCAGGTGACCAACTATCTGCACACACTTCGCCAAAGTCTATTGTGTTATTTGTTGGTGCTTTACCGAAGCCATTAGTATTATTAACTGCACCTTGTCCATATCCTATTGTATTTGCCATATTATTCTCTTATTACTACTTGAAAATCACTTACTAACATATCGTCATTAGAATTCGTGTTTTCAACGTACAATTCTATATAATCATTTGCACTCATTAACACACCATATACCAAACTTAAAGCACCTGTTGCGTCTGCTTCTACTTGTGTTTCACTACCAGCTAATTGTGAGCCGTTTTTATAAAAGTAAAACGAATACGGATCAGTACCAGCACCTTGTTTTTCATAAGATAAAGAAGCGTGAATACTTACAAAAACACTTTTAGTGCCTGTATATGTAGCACGTCCTGTTAAACTTACAGAATAACGGACACCACTTTGTAAAGTAGGCGCAGAACCACCAGTTCCTACACTTACTATAGCTGGTGTATTTGCCGTTAAAGGTGTGCTTGTAGTGTTGCCTATCATTGTCATTACTGCACCACTTGTAGAATTTAATAAGCCTTGATTCGTCATTACGTCAAACGTGTTTGTGTACGTCTGCGAATAGTCTGGTAAACTACTTACTACAGGTAAAAACAATTCACCTGTTGATAATCCTACATCTATAAAAGTATTAGAACTTATAGTACCAAAAGAAGTTGTACTTGATGAACTTATTTCTATTCCGTTTTGTGTTTGTTCTGGGTGTACTATTGAACTATTGATATTTATAACTGCAAAGCCTACATTGTCAACACCATTTGCAAGCAATTCAATCATAGAAGCCGTTGAATATGTTGTTGCCGTAGCTTCGTCATACCAATTATACATTTCACAAGAACTAATTTCAAGGTGTCTAACGTCTTTAAATTGAAAGCCTATAGTTCCCGTACCATACCAGCACAAAGTGTTGTTTAAATCGACTAACTCAAAACCTGTAACCGTCATTATATCATAACAACCTCTAAACTCACAACCGAAAATCTGCAATACTTTAGTTCTGCCGTAGTTATTAGCACTTACTCCAGCCGTATAATTAGTAGCGTCAAGTATTTTACCTGTTGTTACGGTGTTAAATCCTACATTCTGAACGGTAAAATCTACGTCGCTTATATCTAATAAAGTACCTGTGCCTGTATATTGTATTATATCTTTTGTTCTGTCAAGTCCTATAATCTTTGAACCGTCATTACTTACTGTAATTGTGCTGCCTACTCTAATTAAACCACGAATTACATAAGTAGTGTTAGCCGCTAAAGTACTTGGTAAGTGCGTATTGTCGGTTACTTCTACAATATTAGTGCTATTAGCTATGCGAATTATTTGACCACTTGTAAAAGTCAAACTATCGGTTATTGTAGCCGTTCTTGTAGTGCCTACAGTACCGTCAGCAGTGTATAATGATTCGGCACTTACTGCCGTTATTTCTGCACCTGTTATATACTTTGAATTAAAGCCACCAGCACCGTCACTTTCTGCAATCACAAATCTATCCGTGTTTGCTATATTAGCACCTTTTGCCGTTAAATCACTTATTTTTATTTCTGCCATAGTATTTAGTTAAGAAAGCTTTAAGTTTCTTTACGTTCTTTTCTTTCGGTTTATACTTTATATTACCCATCCGCTAAAATCGTTATAAGTATTACTATTCATATCCGCGCCACTATTCGAATT